TTATTTCGCTTTAAATTCAATAATTTCTGCAGTCATAAAGTCGTTTTCCATATCTTTGACGGCTTCGCTTTCTGTCGACGGATATAAATGTGAATACGTGTTTAAAGTTGTAGCAACATTCGTATGCCCCAATCTTTTTGAAATAACAGATATGATTACACCTTTATTTATTAAATAGCTGGCATGTGAATGACGGAAATCGTGTATACGTATCGTTTTAACGCCAGATGCTTTTATATACTTCGCTAACCTTCTATCGATGGTGGAAGTTGGCAAAGGTTTATGGAATTCACCAAACACATTATATGTCAATTTTGGTTCTGTTTCACATTGTGCATTTAATTGCGAAAGTAGCCGCATTACGAATTTAGGCATTTCAATTTTACGCACTACTTCATTTTTCGTACTAGTAACTTTTAAATTGTAGTTTGTCTTGTCCACATTTATGTTATTGTTATCAAAATCAACATCACCCCAAGTTAAGGCTAACGCTTCGCCTTTCCGCATCCCGGAATAATACAAAGTCATGAAAAAAACATAGTAGATAAACTCATCCACCTCATTGATAAACTTTTTAAACTCATCCAAGATCCAGTAATCCATATGCTTTTTAGGCTTCCCTTCCACATTACCGACTATCCTGGCAGGGTTTTTAGTTGTGTATTCCTGTTTAATCGCATAGTTAAATATAGCAGACAGCACCACATGGATAATCTTCATACTGGCAACAGCTTTTTTGTCGTCAATTAACTTATCATGAAACTTTGTTATATCTCTGTTTTTAATATTGTTTAATTTCTTCTTACCAAAAAACGGAATTAAATGGTTATTAGTGATTCCACTTATCTTATTATAAGAAGATTCTTTGCGACGCTTTTTGTACCAATCTAAATATTCATTTGCCATAAACTCAAACGTTGGATCCTCCAGATCAAGTTCATCTGCATCTAATATTGCTTGTGCTTCCGCTCTTTTAGCTTCTCCACTTGATTTAAACCCTCTACGCTTTATTTGCTTCCCATTTACTCTTGTTATGAAGTAATAAGTTCCTCTTTCTTTGTCTTTGTATACAGGCATATTTTATGCACTCCTTAAATATTTAAAAATAATTATAGAACATTTGTTCTCTTTATGATATACTCTATTTATAGAATAATCAAGCAAGGGCGTACTTAACTTCCAAATTTTTACATTTTACTTTTCGGAAAACTTACGCAATAATTAAACTAAGCTATTTGGCTTTGTTTAGTCGGTGAGTAGATTATTTTCTACTCATTTTCGCCTACTATGACCCATTCATAAAGATCGTCGGTGTGACAGTTTAGAATGACCGCAATATTTTTTGCTACTTGTAAAGACATTCCTTGGCGATTGTTTACATATTTGTTGATTTGTTGCTCTGTTACACCAAGTTTGTTAGCTAATTGCAATTGTGTCATCCCGGCATCTTTAAGCTTTTGTCGAAGTAGGCATCTTCCGACTTTGTAAGCCAAATAGACACCTCATTTATTAAATTTTAATATTCTTAAAAGGCGGCGATGTTATGACAGATGAAGAATTGAAAAAATTTACAATACTTGTAAGAATGATTAAAAACGGTTATTTAGACAACTATGAAATGGATAGATCAATCCTTGTTTTTCTTGATGACGTCAGCTGCAATACTAATGGACTCAAGTAGTCTTTTTCTTTCATTGCCCTCCATAGTGAGGGCTTTGTTTAAAATTTGATTTAACAAATTAATATCGCTACTTGTTAAATCTTTTCCTCCGTCTAATTCTAAAGCTCTTTGTAATTCCGTCTTTTCTGTAGTTGGTGGGAAAAAATCATTTATTTTAATATCAAATAAACTAGCTAACTTATGTAAGTTTTCATAACTAACTTCCCATTCACCATTTTCATAACCAGAAATTGTATTTTGGTTAACCCCAAGTTTTTTTCCTAATTCAGTTTGATTCATTTTTATCTTCTTTCTATATTCCTTTATTTTACTACCCACATATTTGTTCATGTCCATTTTTTGCTTCCTCCATTACTTTTATTATAATTATATTCATTTCTGCGTTTTATATTTTATCTACAATATATGTCTAAAAATAGTATATATCAGTATTATGTACTTTTCAATAAAAATTATTCGTATTTCTGATTTTTTTGTTGACTTATCAGAATATCTGATATAAATTATACATATACTTAATAGATTGCGGAGGTGATATGGATAATTAAGTGCAGCAGGAGAGGGGGTGAAAACATGCATCGAGAATTAATTATATTACGCAAACAACACAAATTAACTAAAAAGGACATGGCTCATGTTTTAAAAATCAACCCAAAAACATATTCCATGAAAGAAGATGGTTTATCTGATTTTAAGTATAAAGAAATTTTCCTCATCGCTAAAATGTTTAATAGGAATATAGATGAAATTTTTTTACCTCCTAATATCAGAAAAACTGATAAAAATGTAAATTAAATCAGTTTTGCGGATATGAAATACGGTTAGGAGGATTGAAATACAGCCATGACTAAAAATATAAAACTTTATGTTGCCAGACGTGAAAAAGGATATTACCAAAAGGATGTAGCGAAAAAAATAGGTCTACATCCACAGACTTACCACGAAAAAGAAGCTGGTAAGAAAGAATTTACAATCCGTGAAGCAAAGATGCTTTGTAAAGTATTTAGCTGCACTTTAAATGATTTATTCCAAGAGGAGGTAAATTAATGATCCGCAAACGATGGAATGACGGCAAGTATGCAGTTAATGTTCGTAAGTTTGAAGATGGTCAAATTTCAGTTGGATTCTGGAAAGTAGACAAAAACGGTAAATTGCATGATATCCGTTATAAGGATTTACCGAAGTATGTTGTAGCTAAAATTGAAGAATTCGAGAAGGAGGTAGGGAAATAAATGAATCAATTACAAGTTATTTCAGTTGACGGCCAATTAGTTACAGAAAGTCGTGAAGTTGCAAAGATGGTGGATCGTGAACATAACGGATTAATGAAAAGCATTCGCGGTTATATCGGATATTTAGCCGAGGGCGAAATCGACCACAGCAAATTTTTCATAGAAAGTTCTTACAAGGACAACAACAATCAATCAAGACCTTGCTTCTTATTAACTAAAAAAGGCTGCAACATGGTAGCAAATAAAATGACTGGTGAAAAAGGTGTGCTTTTTACAGCCGAATATGTAACTAGATTTGAAGAAATGGAACAAGAGTTACAAAAGCCAAAAGCATTAACGGAAAAAGAACAACGCATTGAAATGCTTAAATTATCACTCGAACTAGAAGAAAAGACACAAGAACATGATGAACGAATTTCCAACTTAGAAGAAAACATGCGCATCGATGGCGTCCAAGAAAGAAAACTTCAAAACAAAGGTAATCGAGTTGTCATTGAATCGCTCGGCGGGAAACATTCCCCAGCTTATAAAAGTGTATCACGCAAAGCATTTTCGGAAATGTGGAGAGATTTCAAAAATTACTTTATGATTCCTAGATTTTCCGAATTACCTAAGGTTCAATTTGATGAAGGACTTCGCTTTATTGGTATGTGGCAACCTTCGACAAGTTTAAAAATTGAGATCGATAACGTAAATATGCAGCAAGTCGCATATGAGGTGGAATAGATGAACCGCCTTATAGAATCAGATTGGTTTTATAACGTAATCGCTATAGTGGTTGTAATGGGGTTGTGGGTGTTAGTGGTTAATTATTGAGGGGGAAATGTAAAAATGACAAATAAAATAAAGATGGAATTACATCACGATCATTTTCAGAATTTTAAAAGGTACAACATTCCAAGGGCACAGCTTGTTATAGCGGATATTCCTTACAATCTAGGAAACAATGCTTATGCTTCTAGCAACCAATGGTATGTAGATGGTGATAATAAAAACGGTGAGAGCAAACTAGCAAATAAATCATTCTTTAAAACAGATGAAAATTTCAACCTTGTTGAGTATATGCACTTTTGTAGCAAGCTATTAAAAAAAGAACCGAAAGAGAAAAACCAAGCGCCTGCTATGATCGTATTTTGTTCCTATCAACAAATGCCAATGATTGAACAATATGGGAAAAAATACGGGTTTAAAAACTCATACCCATTGTTTTTTATAAAGAATACTAGTTCGCAAGTTTTAAAGGCTAATATGAAAATAGTTGGCGCTACAGAACATGCTGTTGTGTTATATCGTGACAAGTTGCCCAAGTTTAGAAATGGCAAAACAGAAACAACTAAAGGCAGAATGATTAAAAATTGGTTTGAATGGAAGCGAGATAACAAAAAAGAGTACCCGAAAATTCATCCAACACAAAAACCTGTGAATACATTGAAAGAATTGATTAAAATTTTTACAGACGAGGGTGATGTGGTGGTTGATCCGTGTGCCGGAAGTGGTTCTACTTTAAGGGCTGCATATGAATTAAATCGTAACAGTTTTGGCTTTGAAATCGAAAAAGATTTTTACAACGAAGCGAAAGAAAAAATGTTGAATGTTGAAATCATAAACAAAGTTGAACAGTTGAGCATCGATAATGTGTAAAAAAACCGTGCTACCAACACGGCTCATTAAAAAAATATCAATTACGAGGATTATAACACAAAAAGGGAGAGTTGAATAATGAATTTAAATGATTTTATCCAAATCGGGATTAATGTACGCAGTGCAAGAGAAGAAGGAGCACTTGGTTTTTCAACTGATTTTCTAAGTAAAAAAATAGAAATACAGTTAGGTGAGGAAGCATTTAAAAATTTTGCTGAAGGGAGAAAAATTAACAAAGAGGAATTTAATGATGAATTTCCTATTCGTCTCTCATTCGAGTATAACAATTGCTTATTTGAAACAATTATGACTGATGAGACGTACAACGCTGAATTTAAAGAGTTGTATGAGTCTCAATTCATAGAAGAGGTTTCATCTGATCCTATTCGCCCACGTGGTGTCTCCTGGAATGAAATAGCAATGAAAGAAGCTGGACATAAGGAGAGTGACTTTAGATGAACGAATTACAAGTCAAAACAATCAAGCTAACGCCAGCAGTTGTTGAATTTAATTATAAAGAATTAGAAGCAATCCTGGACGAAAGTCTTAAAAAATATGATGGTCTTACCTTTACAGAAGATGATGCAGCCGAATGTAAATCGACAATTACCGAACTGAACAAAGGTAAGAAATCGCTTGATACCTACCGTAAGGAAACTAAGAAACAGCTTACTGCATCTGTTACGGAATTTGAGAATAAGTGTAAACAATTGGATAAGAAGTTTAATGCGGTACTTATTCCTTTGAAAGATCAGTATGAACAATTTGAAGAAAATCGCCGTGAGGAGAAACGTCAAAAGGTCCAGGAGATCATTGCACAATTAATTGAGGAATATGACTTGATAGAAAAATATGCGATTAAAATCACCGTGCTTGATAGTCATTTGACGAAAAGCAAAACATTGAAATCCATCAAAGAAGAATTAACAACCAATGTAAGCATGCTGAAGGTACAGCAGGATAAAGAAGAGTCGGACAAGCGAGTGATCGTTAATCAAGTAAAACTAGTGAATGCTGAAAATGAATTGAATATGTCTGACATCGGATATTTAAGATTACTAGAATTTAAAGATGTAAATGAAATATCAAATCAAATTAATAAAGATGTCCAACATGAAATTGATAAGAAATTACTAGCAGAACAACGAAAACGAGAAGAACTAGAACGTGAAGAAAAGCGGAAACAGGCTATTGCAGAACGTGAAAAACAAAAAGAGACAGCTAAGGAACAGGAAGAATCAAAACCTGTCGAACCGCCTGTAATCGAAGAAATTAAAGACCCGTTTTCTTCTGCGGATGATGCAATGGATGAAGGATTTATGGCTGATCCGTTTGCAAATATTGAATCTACCCATATAAAAAACTATCAAGTAATTGGAACGGAACAACAATTATCTGAACTGGTAGATTACATGAATAAAAATGGTATTTCATGGGCGGTGATTGAATGAAAACATCTGAATCAATAACAAAAATTTCTGCAGCTTTAGCGAAAGCGTGGGGAGATATAAATAATCCCAAGCACAATAAAAATGTAAAAGTAAAGACTAAGAATGGCGGACAATACACCTTTGATTACACTGATTTGGGGGGGATCTTTGATGAAGTTAAACCAGCTTTTAAAGAGAACGGAATAACCATCATACAGGGTGCTTATACAGAAGATGTGAACGGAAAAACCATCTTGTATGTAGATACAATGTTTCTCCATAGTTCGGGTGAATGGATTAAATCTAATCCTTTAAAAATGACTGCTAGTCAAAGCATCCAAGATATGGGTGGTCAGATAACATATCTAAAAAGATATTCCTTGTCAGCAATGTTAGGTGTAGCAACTGAAAAAGACGATGATGCAAATGGCTCATTGGGAAATGATTTTCAAGAAAACGGACCACCTCCAGAAGGAGCTATCACGCCGCAACAAGTTGGAATGATTAAGTCTAAATCACATCAATATGCAAAAGCAAGAAATCAAACGTTGGATAAGGTCTATGAAGTATTAAATATAACGGATATAACCCAATTAACAGAAGAACAAGCTCAAACAATAATAAAACAATTGGAAATGTGGCTAGATGGGATTAAAAAAGAGCAAGGGGCGGTCTAATGGCAGCTATTCCAAAACCTAATCACAAACGTCGAGTACCTAAGCGTGTAAATAGAGGCAAATTCAACAAAGAAACCAGGGAAAAAGTAAATGATCGGGATCGTGGATTGTGCCAACAATGTGGACAAGTAGGAACGGAAGTGCATCATGTCATGTTTAAAAGCAGAGGTGGAAGGGGCGTTTTTACCAACGCTCTTACCCTTTGCAACGGTTGCCATATACAAGTGCATAAGGACAATGAATTAGCAGATTACTGGATTGATGTTTATACGGATAGATATGGTCCTAACTTTTACAAGGATGAGTGGGATTTGAGGTGACAAAATGAATGATGTCAAGTGGATAAAGCTTAGTGTGGGTATGCCAGACAACAGAAAAATAAAGCGTATAAGAAGGCTACCAGATGGAAATAACATCATTCTAATATGGGTTTTCCTTTTACTAAAAGCAGCGGAATCGAATAACAAAGGCGGATTATTCTTTTTGGAAGATATGCCTTATACGGTTGAAGATTTGGCGGATGAGTTTGAATTTAGTATTGATTTAATACAGTTTGCACTTAAAACTCTCGAAAAGCTAAGCATGATAGAAATTTATGATGAAGTGATCTATATAAAAAACTGGGAGAAATATCAAAGTGTTGATAAATTAGAAAAAATTCGTGAACAAACAAGAAAAAGAGTTGCTAAACACAGGGAGAAAAACGCATTAGAACAACCGAATGAAGATGTAACGTTACATGTAACGCAAAGTAACGCAACAGAACTAGAACTAGAACTAGATATAGAACTAGATAAAGAGAAAGAAGTAATACCTTATGTCGAGATAATAAATTATCTCAACGACGTGGCTAATAAAAATTATAGATCATCAACTCCTAAAACCAAGAACTTAATCAAAGCACGCTGGAATGAAGGATTTAGGATGGACGATTTTAAATCAGTAATTGATACAAAATATCGTGAATGGAAAAACGACGATAAAATGAGCAAATTCCTTAGACCAGAAACATTATTTAGCCCTAAATTTGAAGGCTATCTAAACCAAGGGTCAAAACAAACGGATGATTACGACAATCTTTTCTAGGAAGGGAGGACAACCATGAAAAGCATAAAAGAAATGGATATATTGAAAAGCACTGGTATTGAACATATAGGCGATCGCATTTGTCCAGAATGCGAATCAGAGGTACCCATTTATAAAAGAAACGGCCAAGAGTACAGTCTTTGCCTAAAATGTGAAAATAAAAAGATATCGCAAAAAGAAACAGATGGTTATGAGCCGCCTAAGCGACGGGAGATAACAAATAAAGTAAAAACGATTCAATATATCCCTTCTGAATTAGAATATGTGACATTTGATGATTATATTCCAAAAACCGAATCTCAAAAACTAGCAATGAAACTAACATATGAATTTATCGAAGGGGAACATAATTCGATTTTATTCCAAGGTGATCCTGGTACTGGAAAATCCCATTTGTTCAGATGTGCTGCAAGGGAATTGGAAAAGCAAAAAATACCATGGAAAGAAACCAATTGGGAAGGTAAAGAAATAACTTACAAAGTTAATAAAACAGTGTTGTTCGCCAAAGTACCAGAATTGATGAAACTAATCCAAAGCACGTACAACCGCCACAGTGAATTAACAGAAGATGAAATCTTACAAACTATCAATGATGTAGATGTCCTGGTGCTTGATGAAATAGCGGGCGAACGTTCTAAATCAGATGGTGGTTTTGAAACATGGAGCGGTGATATTTTATATCAAATTTTGGACCACAGACAAGGTAAGGCGAATCTTTACAATCTGAATTATCCAAGTTCTGAAGTAAAACAAAAGTATGGAGAAACTCATGGAAAACGGATATTAAGCAGGATGTCATCAAAGGCAAAGATATTAAAAATTGATGGACCAGATCATCGAATGAAAGGACTGGATTAAATGAAGGTAATTGAGGGGGATGCGGTGTGAGGGAGATAAAATTCAGAGCATGGGATAACGTCGCAGATGAAATGCTTTATTGCGGTGAAGATATTGACGTTATATTTGCCTTGGGTAGTCCAGGAATCGAATGTACAGACATTAGAAACGTTTCGCCAGATGGTCACGATGTATATAAAGAACACCTTAAATACATGCAATACACAGGATTAACCGACAAGAACGGCAAGGAGATTTATGAAGGTGATGTATTACAATACGATTCTCCTTCCCTAAACCATCAGTACAAACATCAAGTAATTTTTGTAGATGGTCGATACAGGTTTTCGGGAATGAATGACTTTGTTTTTAACCAAATGAATTTGAATTATAAACGCGGATATAAGGTAATCGGCAACATATACGAAAATCCAGAACTGTTAGAAGGTGAATCCAATGTGTAAAACATGCAACGGAACAGGCGGAATAAACATAGAACACAGCTGGGGCATAAGCTTTCATCCTTGCCCCGATAGAGATTGTGATTTTGATAGGGATGCAGCAGTTTCGGAGTTATTTGCAACCATAGACAGGAAATTGGCTGAAATGAAGGTGAGTGCGTGAAAACAGACACATACACAATTCCATATTTACCAGAAACGGGTGGATATACGTATTGCCTGGAAGAATTGGAACTGGCATTTCCAAATGAACAATTGGAAGAAATAACAGAACGTTATAACAATGGCGCTCATGTAGCACAAATCGCTCACGAAATAAAACGAGATCCAGACGAAGTATTTCTTGCCCTTTTTCATCAAGGCCGACACGGAAAAATAAATAAAATGGCTAAATCAACTTTGATGGTTCCAGGGAAGAAACTTGGTGGTAAATCGTGACAAAAGAAGAACGTGAATCCATCATAGAACAACTTTGTTTGGTAACAGGATATAGCAGAAGGGTGTACGAGAAATTGACCGACAAGCAACTAGAAATGGAGCTGAAAACATTATATGAGTGAATTTACCATACCAGGCGAATTACCATCGATGAATGAAATTATTGCAGCATCTAAAAAGCATCATATGGTGTATGCAAATATGAAAAAGGATTACACAGCGCTAGTACAAATAAGCGCTGGTAATCTACCAAAGTTTAATAAAGCAGATTTTGAGGTTACCTGGTATTGCAAAGATAAAAGAAAAGATCCCGATAACATTGCGGGCGGTGGAACGAAATTTATCTTAGATGGTTTAGTAAAAGCAGGAAAGTTAAAAAATGATGGCTGGAATGAGATTGGCGAGATAAGAAACTATTTCGAAGTGGACAAGTCAAATCCTCGTGTTGTTGTAAAAATGAAGGAAGTTGGTTAAATGAACGAACAACAAATCGACGATCATTTGAATGACATTCTCCATTATCAAAAGTTAATTAATCAATTGGGCGACGACATGAAAATACAACGGATTGAATTACTGTCAAAGCAATTAGTCTTTATCGGTAAGTTAGCTGCAACATTTAGCGAGAATTATAAAAGAGTATATGCTACCAGAAAAAGAGTACATGCAGAAGCTTATATATCCGCAACGAAGAATAAAACAGCAGTCGCCGAACTAGCTATCGTGGATTTGCGGGAGGAAGAAGCCGAAGCGTACGGAAATATGAAACGTTGGAATAATGCTTTCGAAAGTACCAAGGAAGAAATCAATGCAATCAAGTATAAAGTGAAAATCGATGTAGCTGACGGAAGTTCACAACAAGGCGGGGTGACATCATGAATATAAAATTCACCCTTCACATACGCAGAAAACAAGCATTTGACAATAAATTCAATCCAAAACTATCGAAATATTGGGCGGATCAGTATTACGGAACATTTAAAAAATGGTAGGAGGGACAGGGATGAAGAAGGTAAAGGTTAGGGCATCGCAAGCACAAATGATTGAGAATCATAGGAATGCTTTTGAAACCCTTATGTTAAAGAGAATGGATGAGAATTGTGGAACTGTACTAGACGACGTTCGAGTTTATGACGTAGCAAGGGCTTTCTTTATCGGCTATGAAGTAGAACCAGAGTTTAAAGTTGGTGATTGGGTTGTTTATGAACAAGGTAATGTCGGTCAGTATGGTGACAAACCAATTGTGTTAAAAAATCCGGTTGTTCGCCACGCCACACCAGAAGAAATTGCACAAGAAAAAGAGCGTAGATGGTGGAAATTGCATGGCAGGGAAGTTTGGGAGTTGAAACAAGGAGATATCTTACGAAGACCAGAGGATGAACACACGATGGTGGTAACTAGCGTGGGTCGTGCTGAGGACATGACAGTCGTTAATTACGAAGGTGATGACTATGTTTACTTTTGTGACGTGAAAAAAGAATATAAGGTTTCTTCATTTGCAGAAAACCGATTGGATGTGAACCCAAATGAATAAAGAATGCCCAGCGTGTAAAGGAACGGGTTATGACCATTCGGGTTCAATTGTTGACCACATGACACCTTGCATTGAATGCAATGGCAGTGGAGAAAGGATGAGTGACGATGCCTAACCTACAAAGTTATAAACTATCCGCCATAGCACGAGGGGATAAAGAGCTGGTGGGGATTATTGAGCAAGCTGAACGTGTAGATGAATTGGAAGAAAGAAATGCATTTCTAGAAAAAGCGCACAGAATAAATGTAAATATAGCAGAGAATGTCCTGGAAGAAAGAAATCGCTTCAAACAGGCAATTGAAAAAGCATCAGACGAATTAGGAAGTCCAGACTTAGAAAATGGAGTTTTAAGAGCAGATAGAGTCCTGGTTAAAGCCTTGAAAGGAGAATGGGGAAATGAAAAGTAAAAAAGTAATTATAGCACTATTGGGGTTAATCATAATGTTATCGGCTTGTACAGCTGCTGATACAGTGTCGTACAACATTAGTAAAGATTCAGATGAATTCAGAGTAATAAGAAGAGTTGTATTTTATAACTCACTAACAGACACATACATCATGGAAATGGTTGGCAACATTAGTGTGAATATTGACAGAGAAAACGTAATCGAAGTCATTGCTAAAATTGGCCCAGATGAGTATCAGAAACATTATCTTGGTTTAAGTGACAATGTAACTTATACGGTTGAACAACTAAGTACGTCAGATGTATCGGAATATGATTACAAGATGATTTTTAAACCAGAAAAAATTGTCCCGATTGAAATTGAGTATAAAAGCGGTGAGGAACCATTGAAAGTATTGGAGGAATCAGAATGAGCGAGCGGTTGGAAAGTGTAAGGAACAGTTTAAAAGCACTTGAATTAAATGAAATTCTGAAATTCGTTAATGAACAAGCAGAACGTGTGGAAGAATTGGAAAAGCACCTAGAGACTACTGAAAGGCATTTAAAAGACTTTAGAAATTTCGAGTTTGAAGAAAGAACTTTAAAAGAAAAGGCGCAAGAACAAAACATTCGATACAAACAGGCTTTGGAAGAAATAAAACAAATAGCTGTTTATTACAACAATAAAGGGTGGGCATTAAATCCCGATAAAATCGGTGAAATCGTAGTAAAAGCCCTGAAAGGAGAAGCCGAATGAAATTAGCCGATTCCCACGCAGATTTAATGAGAAATCACGTAATCAAGCAACTAGAATCTTTAGGCAGCTATGATAACGACAATTATTCATATAGGGAATAAAAACGGAAATTAGCAGTAGCAAGGGCGTTGGAAGTAAAAGCAGAGTCGCCTAATAATCAATGGTTCTAAGTTAAATCCAAGCCTATGAGAGCATTTTAATAGAATCGCAGACAAATACATACAACGGTTTAAAATGCTCTCTATCAATCTATTTTTAACGAATAGGAGGGAGTATAGAAATGGAAACAACAAGGGAGTATTGGCGAAAAATAGCTTTAGAGAATGGGATACACGCTTCCCAATTTGACGGCAGGTTTTACTCCAGAAAAATGTCAGCGCAGGAAGCTGCAACCAGACCTATACGTAAACGGAAAAACAGAAATCAAGTCGAATATGCAGTTTATCGCGGTGAGGAAATGGTGGCGATGGGGACGGCGATAGAATGTGCAGAAGAATTAGGAGTGACAGATAAGTATATAACCTGGATGAGTACTCCTAGTGGGCAAAAACGAGCAAAGAAATGGAAGAATCCTACCACGGTAGTCAAATTCGATGAAGAGGATGATGACGATGAGTAAACGATATGTAATTGAATCAGTTGAGAAGTCTGTGGATGGGGAGAAATTGCAGGTTGTACAGGTGCTGGATAGTAAACCGAGGAAAGTGGATTTTATTGTGTTGGTGAAATAATGGTAAACAGACATCGGACACATTGGAGCAATATGAGTGACGGAAAGTATGAACGCAATCCTAATCAATTAGACGAAGATTTAAAAGCAAATATGGAGCGACTAGAGCGTAAGAAAGACCATATCGAGCAATTAGTATTAGGTACGTTTAAAAGTGATCCAGTTCGGCAGGATGAAACGTTTAGTATCTTTGTTGAAGTGTTGAGGGATTGGAAATTGCGGAAGTGAGCCGCAATTGAGCCGTAACGTGAGCCGAAAGATAGTGGGGATTTGAAATAAAATGCTAATTAAAGGAAATATGCAATAGGAGGAATAAAAGATGAATGCTATGGATTTTTTAAAAATATCGCCATTTTTAAATGATTGCCCTAATTGTGGTTACGACAATGTAGGCACTAATGACAAGACTGGTGAATACCACGGTACTTTAGATGTTGATGATAATTTATACAATAGAAAGTGTCGTTGTGGATTCGCAGTAACGATTGATGCTAACGAAGGAACTTCTAAAAAGATTATTAAATCAAAGATTGATATCGCATTAGAAGACTTTAGAAAACAAACTACCGCAAAGTCCGAACAAACTTCTGACTAAAGGAGCGAAAACCAATGGAGCCAAAAAACTATGACGCAGGTAAAAAATATTGGATTGAAAAAGATGGGAAATATATCGCGGTGAAAGCCAATGAATAAAGAAAAATTATTAGAGAGACAAGCCTTTGAAAACAACATCCAAAGTACAATCAATAAATACAAAGACAAAGATAAGAAGCTGTTTAAACCTGAATTAAAAACAGATTTATATTTAATGATTGATGCTTACAAACGTATGCGCCAAGCAAGGGATGAACTTAGAGTAGATTATCGCATGGCAAAAGTACAAAGAGATGATCTTCTGATTGAAAATAATGAATTAAAAGGCGGTAAAGGAAATATCGAAGTCGATATACATCAACGTAATAATTGCAGGGAATGTGGAAAAAAACTATTTAATTATTTTAACGCTGATGATGAGTTAATTCTTAGGTGTCCACAGTGTCAGAGAGCATATTGGTAAAGGGGAGAGTAATGATGAGTCTAAATAAACTATTCGAAACACAAGCTGGATTAGATAATCACATCGTAAAAGAAAAAGGTCTGGAAGGACAGGACTTGCTTCCACAGAAAATACTTGCATTACAGGTTGAACTTGGTGAATGTGCTAATGAATGGCGTGGATTCAAGTTTTGGAAGGTTAATCCAGAACCGAGAACAAAGGCTTTAAGATTCCCGACAATGAGCGAGGAAGATAAGGAGTATTATAATCCGTTGCTTGAAGAGTATGTGGATTGTCTGCATTTTATATTGAGTATTGGATTGGATTTGGAGCTAGAAGATAGACACAATTCTTTAATCTATGAGATTGAAGAAGAACCAGAAAACTTAACATTGATGTTTGCAGAAGTGATGTCTCACACATGTGATTTATTTTGGAGTTGCTACCATGACGATGATTATGAAGCTCAAGAGTATTCGTATAAGGCTACTTTTAGCAACTTCTTGAAATTAGGCGAATTATTAGGTTTTACAGAGGAACAAATCGAACAAGCCTATCTGGATAAAAACAAGATCAATCACGAAAGGCAGTTGAACGGATACTAATGGGACTACTTAACGACAAAGTAACTGAACGCAGGAAATATCTTATTGCCCAGTTAAGAAAAAGAGGAATTTATATTATTGATTCGGTCAACGGCTTTGGAAATTACAGTTTGAAAGAATTAGAGGATATGCACATCAAAGTGATTAACGATGATTTAAGAGCTTATAGTAAGTAAGGAGGGCATCTTATGACATACTACACAACCAAGAAAGTAATGGAAATCATCAAGTATTATCATATCGACACACAGAATTTACGATGGATGCAAGAAGATAAGAAGAGCGTTGGTATAGCACAGTATGGCATTGAAGCTACTTTACCAAAAGGAAACGGATTCTCTAGTGTTGTGGAAAATGAATCCATTCGACAAATAGAAAATACAAAGTTCTGGGCTGAAAAGATAACAGATATGAAATACCTTCAAGATAGATGGTATCGAATTACAGATGAGAAAGAAGCTACTGTGTTGCAGTTAAGGTTAAACGGGTATTCTATCAGTCATATAGCCGAGTTAATGAAGATGGAAAGAACAGGGGTATATCGAATGATTGAGAGAATAGCTTGCCAGATTAAAAGTTATCCACAGGTAAGCGCAACAGATTCAACAAATTATGTAAGTGTTGGAAAATAATAGTATAATATACATGTATATGAAATAGTCACAGATATAGTATTTTGCCAGTCCACCGTGGAAAGTGTGCTGGCATTTTTTATGAAATCGTAAAATCAGAAACGTTGATATATCAACCTTAAATGAGGTTCGTCCACAGGCGGGATACAAATAAAAAGGAGAGATAATCATGGCAGACAATAAGTCGTGCGAAGGTAAACTAACTACACTTGAATGCATGAAGTGTGGTTATAGAGAAGTATTTACAGAACAACAATTTAGATTTACGGATGGACTTTCTTGTGATGTTTGTAATGGTCCAACTCAACCTGCATTAACTAGACCTGAAGACAAGATTAGAAACAGACGAATGAAATCGCAAAGCACCAAAACAAACTTATCAATGAATATGGATTTCTCTGAATCAATCAAAGGACTCAAAGCAATCCAGCGAGAAGCAAAGAAAGCTACTGCTGCATTGAAAGAGTTGGAGGAACAGAAGAAAGAAAAGTATCTGGTTATTGAATTAGATGAATTAGGAGATGTTCCTAAAGTTCTTTACAAAGGTAAGGAAATTAATAAAAAAGAATTCGTTAACTTTCAATGGACTACTAAGTCTGATGTTCCTGGCAATACGGATATCATTATAGATTACTATGGTGATAACAATTGGTTACTAGAAAGAAAGTCCATTCGAGAAGGTATATCATCATGACCCAACCACTAACAGCCATATGCGATCAATGCGGTAAGATAACAGATGTAGTCTTTAAACAAAGGCACCATCCGAATAAAGTACAGGAGACATTCTTCAAGTGTGAACATTGCCATTATCACTACACATCATTCGTGACGGATAGCAAGGTAAGGAAGATGCAACGTAACAAGGATAAGCTACCAGTGTATGAGGTAGACAAACGTATGGAACTTCAAACTCAAATCAATAACAGAATGGGAACTCTTAAATATAATCTAATACAATTCGGTCGTGCTGATCTATGAGTGCCTTTCACAAATCTAGGCAGTGGATAAATAAAAGACCGATCATATTTAAAAGAGATGGTTATATTTGCAAGGAGTGTTCAAGGTACGGTAAGACTACGGTAGCTACTATGGTACATCACATATACCCAATCGATACTCATCCTCAATTTAGATTAACAAATGATAATCTAATCAGCTTATGCAACAGATGTCATGAGGTAATGCATGATCGAGTCACCAATGAGATTACTTCGAGAGGAATAGAATTGCAGAACAGAGTTAGGCACAAGTTGTTCCAATCGAATTGAATTGTGTTGGATTGAGAAACAATTTAGGAGAAAAAAATAAAAAAAGGTATCCCCCCTACCTAAGTGGCTAGAATTTTCAGACTTATGGAGCGAAGAGGGGAAGTTTTTCCAATAGGATGACCTTCAGAAAACTTTTTTTGGTGGAAATATGGTATAATAGATATAGGAAAACCTCGCGATGCTGATACATCCGAGGAGTGACCAACAACTATTAAGGAGTTGCTGATAAATGAATAATACCACAAATGAAGCTGAAAAGAAAGCATGCACAAAGTGCGGAATTGAAAAGCCATTCACAAATGAATACTATGCTAAAGACAACAGAAAGAAATCCGGATTGAGGTCTGCTTGTAAGGAATGTGGTAATGAGTATCGAAGGAACAACAGAGGTAAAGTAAATCAGTATTTAAAAGAATATCACGTGAAGAACAAAGAAAAAATATCGAACAATAAAAAGAAATATTACCAAGAAAACAAAGAAGAAAAACAAGCTTATGCCCTCAAATATAGAAAAGAAAACATTGAAAGTATTCGTGCTTACAAAAAGAAACATAAGAGGGAAAACAGGGACTTTTACAACTATCACAAACAAAAGCGTAGAGCAATAATAAATAAATTACCACATTCATTAGATGTAGAACAATGGAATGAAATAAAAATCCGCTTTAATCACAAGTGCGCCTATTGTGGAATGAAATTAGAGTTACAACAAGAACACTTTATCCCGGTATCTAAAGGCGGAGAGTATACAAGGAATAACATTATTCCCGCTTGTATTCATTGTAATAGTTCGAAAAATGATAAAAACTTTTTTGATTGGTATCCGACATATAAATATTATTCAGAACAACGTGAAAGTGAAATACTTAAATTCTTAAACTATGAATCTAATAAAACACAACAATTAAGCATCCTTTAAACAGGATGCTTTTTCATTTTTTAATTAGGAGGTGAAAACATGGCACGTAAAAAACAAGCAGAAATCGTTGAATATGAATCGTTGACTATCAAAGAAAAAGTAATTCGAGATATGAAGGGGTTGGGGACATATAAACCAGAATATGATGCAGTCATCACTATTTATTCTGATTTACTTGCACAATATGACCGAGCGCAACAAGAATTTATTCAAAGTGGTTATCAATATGAGACTTCGACGGCTGCTGGTGGAACTAAGAAATCAGCTATTGTTGCCACCTTAGAAAATTTAAGAAAAGATATACTGGCATACTCCGATAGATTAAGCTTAAATCCGAAATCGCTTGAAACAGTAACAACAGAAGTTACTAAAAAATCAAAGCTTGCTAGCGTGTTGAGTGGACTTGACTAAAAAATTCAAACACTACGATCTTGTAATGGAGTATGCAAATAGTATTGTTGAAGGTCGCAAGATAGCAAATAAAGAAACAATTCAAATGTGCCAACGGTTTTTAGATGATCTAGAAAATCCAGAATATGAATTTAAACCTAAAGATGCAGAATTCGTTATTGGCATTATACAAAAAACATTTGTGCATGATAAGGGTGAAAAGCTAGATGGTACTCCATTAAGAGGTTTGCCGTTTATATTAGAACCATGGCAAATGTTCATAATTTATAACCTGTTAGGATTCTTTATTAAAGGTACGATTATTAGGCGCTATAAAGAAGCGTTTATTTATTTGCCACGAAAAAATGGTAAGACAAGATTTGTCGCTGCTCTCTCGTGGGCTTTAGCATTGCTGGAAAGACGAAGTGGTTCGACAATTTATATTGTTGGTGCTGCACTTAGACAAGCTAAACAGGCATTTGATTTTATTAATTTTAATCTAAATCAAATGGGTGAAGCTGATAATTTCAGAGTGCTAGCAAATAACCAAGAATCATCTATCAGTGGTGACTTAGGTGATGGAAGTTTACACATAGAAGCATTAGCAGCTAATCCAGATAAACAAGACTCCTTAAACTGTAATATTGCGATAGCGGATGAATTGCATGCTTATAAAAAGGCTACTCAATACAACGTTATCAAAGAAGCTATGAAGGCATACACGAATAAATTAATGATTGGTATTACCACAGCTGGGGATAATCAGAATAGTTTTTGTTACAATCGCTTAGTTTATTGCCAAAAAATCCTATCTAGATCGGTAAAAGACGAAGCCTATTTTGTTTTTATTGCAAAGGCTGATGAAGATGCAGAAGGCAATGTAGATTACACAAATCCGATAGAACATGAAAAAGCTAATCCTAACTACGGTATTACTATTCGTCCCGAAGATATTATGAACGATGCCATGCAAGCGCAAAATGACCCACAACAAAGAAAAGATTTTCTTGCTAAATCGATGAATAAATATACAAGTGCTATGCAGGCTTGGTTCAACGCGGATGAATTCATTAGATCGAACAGTAATTATACTTGGACAATTGAAGAATTAGCCAAGTTACCTATTGAGTGGTTTGGTGGAGCTGACTTATCGAAACGGCATGACCTTACAGCCACTTCATTATATGGGACTTACAAAGATGTGGACATAGCAATTACACATGCATTCTTCCCGATTGTTGCTGCCCATGAAAAAGCAGATGTGGACAATATCCCTCTCTTTGGTTGGCAGGACGATGGATGGCTCACAATGTCGAATAATCCAATTGTCGACTATCAAGAAGTTATTCGTTGGTTTATCGATATGAAGAAAAAGGGATTCAAAATAAAACAAGTTGGATTCGATAAAAAGTTCGGAAGAGAATTTTTCTTAGGTATGAAAAAAGCAGGGTTCCGCATTGAAGATACACCACAATACTTCCACTTGAAATCGGAAGGATTTAGAAGAATTGAAACTAAGGCTAAGGACGGGAAGTTTTATTATCTCGGTTCTGAAGCCTTTTTATATTGTCTGGAAAACGTTCGAGCGATTGAACAGACAGATGATGCCATCAAGTACGAAAAAGTGCTAGATACACAAAGAATTGACGTATTTGATGCAGCGGTATTTTCAGCCATGCAGATGCTTAAAAACTTAGAAAAAGCAGGTACAGCAACACAATGGCTAAACAGTTAGGTGGTGAAAAGTTGAAGTTATTTAATCGGTTTAAAAAAAGGTCAAAAAGTGTATTGGAAATTCCGTTTGCTTTTGGTGATATAAGTACACCAGGATATACGAGATTATCCGATAACCCGGATGTGCGAATTGCGGTTGATAAGATTGCAGATCTTGTTTCCAATATGACCATTCACTTGATGGAAAATACAGACGAAGGTGATAAACGGGTCCGTAATGGATTATCTCGGAAGATAGACATTGAGCCACATCGTAATATGACTCGAAAAGCATGGGTTTATAAAATCGTTTCTGACATGCTAATGCATGGTGACGGCAATTCGGTGGTCCATATTGGTGTTGATTCCGAAACAGGATGGATTGATGATTTAACACCATTTCAAATGGCTGCCGTTAATTATGAGGAAGTAGGTAACGATTATTTTATAAATTATAACGGGAACACATACAAACCCGATGAAGTGGTTCATTTCGTTATAAATCCCGACCCTAATCGACCTTACAAAGGGACTGGATATCGTGTTCTTTTGAGGGATATCATTAAAAATTTATCTCAAGCAGATAAAACAAAAAACAGTTTTATGAGTGGTAAATACATGCCGTCGATTATTCTCTCTGTGGATGCGATGACAGAAGAATTGGCTAGTAAAGAAGGTAGAGAAGAAATACTTAACAAGTATGTCACTGAAACAGAAGGTGGAGTAAAACCTTGGGTATTGCCTGCTGATTTAATAAAAGTTGAACAGGTAAAACCATTGTCACTTAAAGACATCGCAATTATTGAGGGTGTTGAACTTGATAAGAAAACTGTCGCTGGGCTCATAGGAGTGCCGGCTTTCTTTTTGGGTGTGGGTGAGTTCAAAAAAGAAGAATACAACAATTTTATTAATACTCGTATTTATTCAATTGGTCAGATTATTTCACAGACATTAACCCGTGATTTGCTATTTGATCCTAATTGGTTCTTCCGTTTAAATCCGCGTAGTCTATTTAGCTATGATTTAACGGAAATGGTTGGCGCTGGAACTCAAATGGTAGACAGAAACGCAATGCGAAGAAATGAATTGCGTGATTGGGTAGGGTTAGATCCCGATAGTGAAATGCAAGAACTCATTATCTTAGAAAACTATATTCCGGCTGGAATGCTTGGTAGTCAAAACAAGCTAAAAGGGGGTGAGGACAATAAATAAACGGCACATGCAATTCACATCCAATTTAAAAACTCGTGATAGTGAAAATGAAAATGAAGCAATCATTGAAGGTTATTTTGTTGTATATGACCAAGTAACAGAATTGTGGCCCGGGGCATTTGAAGAAGTAGCACCTGGAGCATTTGAAGAAAGTTTGCGAAGTGCTGATATTTTTGCGTTGGATAACCATGATTCACGAATTGTACTTGGAAGTTTAGGAAGTAACACACTTGAATTAAAATCTGATTCTAACGGTTTGTGGGGGAAGGTAGTAATTGATTTGGAGGACCCTAATGCCAAATCGGCTTATCGTAAAGTGCAAACTGGTAAGGTGCGGGGCTGTTCATTCGGTTTTTATCCAACTAAGGAAGAACGCATTGAAAATGACGATGGCACAACAAAGTGGAGAATAACTGAAGCTGAATTACTGGAAGTTTCTATTACTGGTTTCCCCGCATATCCACAGACAGATATTGCAGCACGTCAAAAAGATGTTGAATCAATAAAAAAACAAAAATTAGAACAGCATAAAAAAGCGCTAAAGGAGAAGATGAAAAATGCCTAATCCAGTATTAATTGGAGCGAAACTTAATTTAAAACGTAGCTCTCTCAAAACAGTAGAGGAAAGAATCGCAGAACTACTAATCAAACGTACAGAATTAGAAGAATCTATTGATGGTGTTGAATCAGAAGAAGATTTAACAGCTATCGAAGCATCCGTAAAAGAAAATGACGATGCTATTGAAGAAACAGAAAATGAAAAGACTTCACTTGAAGAAGAAATCACCGAATTAGAAGGTGAATTAGAAGAATCAAATCGTAAGAAACCAAAAGCAGGAGGTAAACGAAATATGCCAAATCAAACAGAAACGCGTGAAGCAATCAATACATTTGTACGTTCGAAGGGTGCCATTCAAGAACGTGGAGATTTTACAACAGTAGAGGGTGGCGCGTTAATTCCAGAAGACTTAATAGCACCTAAAAAAGAACTTGTGGACGTGTTGGACTTATCACAGTATGTACGTAACCTTCCAGTAACTCGTGGTTCTGGTAAATATCCAATTATTAAAAGATCAAACGGGAAATTCACTTCCGTTGCAGAGTTAGCTAAAAACCCGAAACTCGCAACACCAACATTTGATGAAGTTACTTATGACATTGAAACTTATCGTGGGTATGTTCCAATGTCGCAGGAAGCCATTGACGATGCGGATTACGATATTGCAGGAATGATTGCAGAAGATATTAAAGATCAAGAACGCAATACAAAAAACGAACAAATTGCAGCTATCTTTAAAACAGCACCAGCCAAGGCAGTTACTGGATTAGATGGCATTGTGACTATGTTTAATAAAGATTTCAAGAAGGTTTACAATACGAAGGCATTTGTTTCAGCATCTTTATTTAACGAGCTGGATTTGTTAAAAGATAAAAGCGGTCGTTATTTGCTAGAGGATGATATCACGGTCGCATCTGGTAAGAAAATCAAAGGAAAAGAAGTTATTGTTCTGGATGATGATGTAATCGGCACTACTGATGGAAACTTAGTCGGCTTCTTTGGTGATGCATACGAATTTATTACACTATTCAACCGTAAACAAGCTTCAGTTAAATGGGTTGACAATGATATTTACGGTCAACTTTTAGCTGGATTCGTTCGTTTTGATGTTAAATCAGTTGATGATGCAGCAGGTTATTACGTGACATACACACGCGAAGCGCCAGAAGTTTAAGAGAGGATGATATAAATGAAATATGAAGTTATTGCTAGATTCATAGATAAAAACACAAAGGTATTACATGAAGTTGGTCATTTTTACGAAACAGACAATGAAAATCGTGCCAATTTGTTAAGAGAAAAAGGATTCATAAAAGTCATTGATGAAGTAGACGGAGACAATATCTTGGATGGGAATATTGAAGATATAAAGAAATCTCTTGATGGTGTTGATGAAGAAACTCTTAAAGAGTTATTGAATGAAGAAAAAGCAAATAAAGATCGTAAAGGTGTAATTGAATATATCAAGGGGCTTATCGAAGTAGGCGATGAATAATGGACATTACTACTATTCTTTTGCTTGTTAAAGAAAGAATTGGTATTCGTTCTACTACAAGAGATACCTATCTAGAAGCAATCATAAAAGGTGTTGTTCGAGAATTGGAAGATGAGCAAGGGTTAGTGCTAGACGAGACTAACCCACATCATCTTATGTTCATGGTTGATTATTCTACATGGCGTTATCAAAGTGTCACAGGCACTCAAACAACATCTACAAGCAGACCATTATCCATGCCGAGACATTTGCAATGGCGATTACACAATCTGGTGATTAGTGGTGTTAAACATGAAGACGTTTGATGATGAAATAAGATTAATTAGCTTGGTTGAAGGTGTAGATTATGAAGGGTTTCCGGTTATTGAAGAAGGGCCACAATCTCCAATTCTTGCTAACCGATTAAGTATCCGTTCGAATGAGTTTTGGAGTGCAAAACAAGGCGGTGTGACATTAACGTATATGTTTGAAGTTCATTCCTTTGAATATAGTGGGGAAGAAAAACTTTTATACCGGAAATCCGAAGCCGATCCTTGGTTAGAACATAAAATTGAACGCTCATATGTCAAAGATGATAATCTCACCGAATTAGTTTGCAGTCGAAAGGCTGATGACCATGCAACTTGATTTTGATGGACTGGATGAACTTATTGCTGAAATTGATCGTATTGAAGGTTTGACGGATGAATTAAAAGACCAGGCGCTAATAAAAGGCGGCGATCTTTTAAAAGACAGAATCGCTTCTGAAGTGTACTCCCATGGACTTACTAAACGAAGCGGAGAAGCGCAGGAAGCTATTACTAGAACTGATCCAGAAAATAATGAGTTGTTTGTAGGAACAAAAGGTGGAGCAAAGCAACCTGGATACTACCTATATATGCACGAATTTGGCTTTTACAACGTACGTGCAGGACGTTTCATCGCTCCGTTACCTTTGGTGTCAATTGTCTATGAAAACAACAAAAACAATATCTTAAATGAGTATGTGGATGTATTTAGAAAGGGGATGGGTATGTAATGTTGCTAGCTGAATCTCCATCCCTAAATAAAATTATTATGGACACACTCAAACCACTTAATGTCCCTGTTGCATCGATGCGGTATAACCAAACGGCTGATACGTACATCGTGTTTTTAATTTACAATGAAGCACCAGAACTGAATGCAGACGATGTGGAAATTATCACTAAGTATTTTATTCAGATGGATGTTTTTTCAAGTGGTAATTTTACGAAACTAGTAAAAGATGTGGTGCGATTAATGAAAAATGCAGGATTCGGTCGTATGTTTGCAAGTGAAACGTATGACGAGGATATGAAAAAGTTTAGAAAGATTATGAGATTTAACTATGAAACTAAAATCGAGGAGGAAGTATAAATGGCTATTAAAGGATTAAAAGATTTAGTATATGCGAAAATCACGAAGGAAGATAGAACAGCAACAACTTACGATGAGGTTAAGCCACTCGGTCCAGCAATGGCCTTAAACTTAGCACCATCCGTAAACCGTGGAAATTTACGTGCAGATGACCAGGTACTATTTTCTGATGCAGCAAAGGGACCTATTGCCGTTACGTTAAACACTGCTTATTTAGAAGAAGAAGTGGAATCCGATATCTTAGGAAAAGAGTTGGATGAAAATGGCGGTTTAACAGATGCAGCAAATGACGATCCTCCATACATTGCTATCGGTGGTCGTGCTGAAAGTGCACGTGGAGGATATGAGTATTTTTGGATTTATCGAGTTAAATTGGCACCTGCTGAAGAGAACAAGGAAACAAAGCAGGAAACACCAACTTATCAAACTCCTAACTTGTCTGGTGAAGCATTACCACGTCTGCATGATGGACTTGAGAAATACAAGATGTGGGATCAGAGCACAAAAGTTACTGATAAGACTATTTTTGATAAATGGCTTACCGAAGTAATCGATAAAAATTGGACACCAACTGTTTAAAGGGGAATAAGTCATGCAAATAAAAATTGAAATAAATGATGAAGAACAAACTTTTTATACTCCCAAAGTGCCTGTAAGTGCTAAACGTAAATATCTTGAAGTTATGGCTAAATCAGAAGAAAAAGCGAAAGATAATGAAAATTACGTGTCGACATATCAAGACCAACTTGATGAAGAATTTGAGCTAGCTGGTGTATTGGCTGATGTTGTTTTTAAAGGACAGTTTACGGTTGAACAATTATTTGATGGTGTAGAAAGTGATTATCTTTATGAGAAATTAGCTGAAGCGGTATTTGGGAAGAAAAAAGAAGGTAATGAGGGAAACAATCAGGGGAAGTGACGTGGAAGGAAGCGTACACTTCCCTTTTGAATTTGTATAAAAAATTAATGTTTCCTCCTCCAAGCTTTATATATGGGGAACCAATCGGCAGAACAGGATGGACGATGTCTCAAATTGATGATATGGATGTCCATTTTTTTAATGATCTAATGATGGCCGAGGAAAATGAACAGACACAAGAAAAAGAGGTCTATCTGTCTGATGTTTGGAGTTAGGAGGGATCTACTTATCTCGGTTTAGCCACGTCCGTTATCGTGGCTTTTTCCTTTTATAAAGGTAGGTGAGAAAATGGCTCAAAAAGATATTGGAACGTTGAGAACTAGATTGTCTTGGGAAGATGATGGGGCGAATAAATCGCTTGAAGGATTCAGACGTGATCTAAAAGGATTACGCTCTGAAATGACACTAGCTAAGTCCGGTGGTAAGGAATATACAAATAGTTTAAAAGGGATGCAACAACAGTCTGATATACTATCACGTCGCTTTAAAACACAGGAAGAACGTGTTAAAGAATTAAAGAAACGTTACGACGAATCGGTAAAAGTTAAAGGTGCAGATGCTAATGCAACAAGAGATCTGCAAGCTCAATTAAATAATGCAAATGCTGAAATGAATCGTACTGAAGGGCAACTTCAACGATTAAACGAAGAAATAAGACGTATGGAAAGCCCTTGGACTAAGCTGGGAGATGGAATGACCAAGACTGGCGATGCTCTACAAACTGTTGGCGGGCATATGACTGATTTTGGTAAATCGTACAGTATGAGGGTAACTGCTCCGATTGTTGCAGGTGGCGTTGCAGTATTTAAAGCAGCTAGTGATTTTGAAAGTGCGTTCGCTGGGGTTGCTAAGACGTTTAGTGGAACCGATGAACAGCTTGCAGATTTACGTGTAGGTATTCGTGAAATGGCTAAGGAAATTCCTGCATCCACAACCGAGATTGCAGCAGTAGCAGAAGCAGCAGGACAGCTTGGTATTAAAGCGGAAAACATTGAAGATTTCACCCGCGTAATGATTGACTTGGGTAATTCCACAAACATGACAGCAGAAGTTGCAGCTACCGAGTTTGCAAGGTTTGCGAATATTGTCGGTATGAGTCAAGATGATTTTGACAAAATGGGATCTAGTATTGTTGCTCTAGGAAACTCTATGGCGACTACTGAAGCTGAAATTTCTAGCATGGCTATGCGATTAGCTGCACAGGGTAGTCAAGTGGGTATGTCTGAAGCGCAGATATTAGCGCTTGCTGCAACAATGTCTTCACTAGGTATTGAAGCAGAAGCCGGTGGTACAGCCATGACAATGGTCCTCAAAAAGATTGATAAAGCTGTCGGTGAAGGTGGAAAATCTGTCGCAGGATTTGCCGAAGCGGCAGGAGTTAGTTCTAAGGAGTTTTCCGATGCATGGACAAATGATCCTATTGTTGCACTTGATATGTTTGTCAAGGGTCTAGCTGGATCAAGTGAAGAAGGTAAGAACTTAACTAGTATCCTAAGTGATTTGGGTATCAAAGGTATAAGAGAATCAGACACTATCTTACGTATGGCTGGTGCTAGTGATTTATTATCTGATGCAGTCAATACTTCCACAACAGCTTGGAAAGAAAATACAGCATTAACTGATGAAGCAGCACAACGTTATGCCACTACCGAATCCCAATTGAAGATACTGTGGAACAGAGTCAAAGACATGGCTATTACGCTAGGTGAAGCATTAATACCTGCCGTCATGGATGCTCTCGACGCAGCAGAACCACTGATTAAAAAAATAGAAGAAGGCGTACAAGCGTTTAGTGATATGACCGAAGAAGAACAGCAGACCATATTAAAAACAATCGCATTAGTTGCAGCTGTCGGTCCTGCGAGTATCGTTTTAGGGAATATGACAACTGCAATCGGTGGAGTTTTAAAAGTCGGCGGTAGTTTTGCTTCTATGCTTGGAAAAGCAGGTGGTACAGGCTTATTAGGTCGTATTGGTTTAATGGGAATGGGTGGGCCTGTTGGTTTGGCTGTTGGTGGTGTTGCCCTTTTGGCAGGTGGAATTTACGCATTAAACCAAGCAAGCCAGGAAAATCTTGAAGAAACTACTAAATCTATTGAAAAGCGTAAAGAAGAACTAGACTCACTAGATGCTACTATTGGTCGTTATGAGGAGTTACAAAGAAAAAACAGTCTGACTACTGATGAAGTATTACGTTATATGGACATCATGGACGAATTAAAAGAAGCTAAATCAGAGGAAGCGATTCAAAAGCTATCAGATGAACAAGCTACTTTGCTTGAAAAATCTGGTTTAACCAATGCTGAAATGGAAGAATTTCTTGGGTTAAATGATCAGATTGTGGAAAAATCCCCATCAACTGTTCAAGCGATATCAGATCAAGGAAATGCTTATGCAGAAGCTACTGACAAAGTTAAAGAATTAAGTCGTGTGGAAAGAGAAAGATTAACACAAGACACTTATATGGCTATAACTGATGAGATGGACAACCAGAAAAGAAATCTTGAGGAACAAAAAGCATTACAAGAAGAAATCAAAGGTCTTGAAAGTGAACGTGAAGTAGAAAACCAAAAAATAATAAGTCATGGAAACGAAATACAAATAATTGACCAAAACATAGCTAAATTAAAACAAAGTATGGTCGGAGCAACTCAAGATGAACGCACAGAAATTGCTCAAAAGATACTTCAAGAGGAATCGGCTAGATCAATCCTTGAAGGTCAACTTGAAATGCACGACGGTGCGATTAGTAAAATTGATAAACAAATCGGTAAGAAACAAGAATCGCTTGAAAAAACTAATAAAGAGCTAGATTTATTTGATAGTTTATTGGACGATTACGCACAAATGATTCTACAAGAATCTGGTATCGTGTCAGAAAAAGGAAAAGCGGTTGAAACTTTACAAAAAGAACAACAAGAAATAGACACTGCTCGAGCAAAACTTAAAGAATTATTTAGCACGCAACAAATTTCATCTGCTGAATATCAAGATCAAAACAAAAAACTGAACGAACAACAAAGTAAAATCGATGTCGCTAAGGGCAAGTTGGAAGAAATGAACACAGTAGCAGGGCGCACTGTTTATAAAGATGTCAATGTTAAAACGAACGTGGATAAAACCTATGAAACACTAAGTGAAACGATTGGTAAGCATGTTCGTGTTTACACATCTACAGATGGGCAATATGCACGAATTGGGGACTCTGTTACTAAACAAGTTAATATTCGAACAGCAGGCGGACGAGTATTGGAACAATATGCATCTGGTACATCTAATCATCCTGGTGGTGCATTTATAGCGGGTGAAGAAGGTTATGAGATAGGCCGTTTAGGCAATCGTTGGGAAATGCTTAACTTAGGATTATATGATCGTCCTGCTGGTTACCAAGTATTTCCCCATGACGAATCTAAGAGGATATTGGGTGCTTTAAACAGCATTCCTGGATATGCTGCAGGCGCTAGACCTAACGGTGAAACTAATAGGGTTGTTAATCAGTTGAATGGTCAGCAATCTGGGCAACCGATACAAGTTAATGTTCATCCGGCTCCAGTTATTATTGATGGGTATGAATTAACGGAAATTATTTTTGATTATATTGACACAAAATTTCAATCATCATTTGGCAATCAATTGACACAAAGTGGGGTGAAGTGATGATAAAAGTTTTTGATACGAACTGGAATGAGATAGATTACCGGTCTAGTGGACTTACGTGTCTTAGTTTTATTCCAGAATCTCTTTCACCTTTATTTGAAACAGACACTCCAGACGGAGAAGATGGACAAATTATTTACGGAACAAATATTACTCCGAGAAACTTATACGCAAGATTTTATTTAAAAGCAGTAGATCATTATGATTATCAACTATTACGTGATGAAATTTATAGCTTATTCGACCCTAGAAGAGATTTATATCTTGTGGATACAAGGCAACCAGGCAAACGATGGAAAGCAAGATATTCGGGGGCATTTAGTCCAGAATATATTAATCAAATTACAGGACAATTCGAATTAACCTTTATCGCATCAAAACCATTTTCTGAATCAATTGGAACATCTTTAAATCCACAAACGTTTGATTCTGAATTATGGCAGATAGGTCAAGGGTTGATTACCGATGAAACAAAATACATTCATAATACAACAAAATTTAGAATCTATAATGCTGGTACCGAAATAATTAACCCTAAAAAACACCCTTTGATTATAAAATATAAAGGCGCATCCACAAATTTACAAATTAATAATAACACCACACTTGAAACGTGGTCACACACAGGAACAACAACAGTTAATGACACTCTTGAATTAAATCGATTAAGGTCACTGAAAAATAGTGTTGTTAACATATTTCAAAATACTAATAGACGTTCAATCTCGTTGGCTCCTGGTTGGAATGAAATTGAATTGATTGGTACAAGTGGAAGCTTCGAAGTAACGTTCGACTTTCGCTTTTACTATATTTAGAAGGAGGTACAACAGTGGCAAGATTCCCAGAATTAAACACAGGACTTACAAGAGATTTTAGAAACTCATATAATGAAGGAATTAAGAAAATAGACACAGACTTGAATAAAAGCTCAAGTGACGCTTCAAATGCATTAGCCAAATCGACTAAGGCTGAAGTAAATGCAAGCGAAGCTAAAGCGGCAGCAGATAGAACTTCCACTGAATTAGGACAAGCCATCTTAAAAGGTGATTCCAGTCCTTTAGCCGGGCAACTTTCTGTGGGTGCAGACGGAACTGTTTATCCTGGTGGTCCGCAAGAAAGATTAGTAAAAGAACTGAATTCAGTTAATAAGGACTTGGCACAAATGGCATCATTATCTTATGTCGATGCTATTTTAGCTAGTTTAGGAAATGGAGCGCCCAAAGAGGCGTTTTTTTCTTTACCT